ATTGGATGGAGTCCTTGTTTAGAATTGAATCGAATGGACGGGTTAAAGTTCCTGGTGAGTTACGGGTCGATAGAATTATTCCAGCAAGTGGACTTCCTAGTGCTACTTTTGGTGGTGTCGTACAAATAAGATGGTCAGCTAATGTTGATAACGCAAATTATTCTTCAACTTCAGATGTGGCAATGCAGACAGTCAATTTCACTCCATTAAGAACTAGCAGTAGAGTGTTGATACATGTTGTATATCCTAGTATAAGATCTTATACCACAGGTAATACAAGAAATAGATTGAATCAACATATTAAAAGAGATGGAACGGAGATATATAATTTAAATGAAATGCCACAGTACAAAGGAGCAAACTTTGCTAGTAGTAATGTGGAATTTAATCAAAATGTTGCATTTACATACATTGATCATCCAAACACTACAAACCAAGTGACTTATACTGCTACTTGGCAATCAGTTGATGGTCATGTTTGGAACACTGCAAGTGGTAACATGGTAATGATCGTTGCTGAACTATCTGGATAATTATTCATTTTATCAATCATGTATACAAACATAGTAATTAAAACACTTATCGGTATTGGTATTACCCAATTTAAATTTAACGACGGTATTGTAGATGAAACTACTTACCTAGAAAAATGTCAAGAGCAAGTTGGTGTTACAACCACTGGTAATTTTGCTATTTTTGGCACACCAACTAAAAACTGGACAACTTTTAAGACAAAGTATGATGAGATAATGTCAACATTTCCAATGAGTGAATTGAGAATTGAAAGAAATAGAAGACTTGCAGAAACTGATTGGTCACAAAGTCCTGATGTTCCATCTACCACAAAAGATAAATGGTTAACATATCGCCAAGCACTTAGAGATCTTCCAGCAAGTGCTAATCCGACTTTAGATGAAGATGGTTATCTTGATCATTCATCAATCACTTGGCCAACTCAACCAACATAAATAACTAAAAAGTAATATCTAATGGCATTTACAAAGGTAGTTGGACCTGGTATTCATACACTCTCCAACATAGCAAGTCATAATATAAACTCAAGTGGTATCATAACTGCCACTAAATTTGTAGGGCCTTTTGATAATGCAATAATTGGTGGCGGAACAACAATAAGTAGTGATGGTATTAATGTTACTGGAATTGTAACTGCAACAGGATTAGATATAAATGGAAATGGAGATATAAGTGGTAATTTAGTCATTGGTGGTAATCTTACAGCAAACGGAGATTTCACCACATTAAACACAACTCTAAGAGAGGTAGAATTATTAAGAGTTGATGCAACTAGTTCTTTAGCAGCAGGTATAATTACACAAAGAAGTTCAGGAAATATATTAGATTTATATGATACATCTACAAATGTTTTGTCAGTCAAAGATGGTGGAGATTTAGATATTGCTCAATATGTAAGACATTTAGGTTCTACTGGTGAGACTTTTGGTTTCCCTGCCACTGGTAATCGTATAATAGCAACAACAAATGGTTCAACAAGACTTACATTAGATGGTGATGGAAGAATTTTAGTAGGTATTACAACTGCGACTTTCATTGCCCAAGGTGGTTCAGACCTTCTTATCGAAAAAGCAGTTGGTGCTGGTGGTACAGTAAGTATTGATCTTTACTCAAAAAATGCAACTGGAAATGCATTTCTTCGTTTCTATAATGGAAGTCAGAGTGGAAAGATAGGTATAGTTGGAATTGGACATTCCATGATATTCTGTGTCCAAGGTGTGAATTCTGAGAGAATGAGACTAACTTCGACTGGTCTTGGTATTGGAACTACTATTCCAACAGCAAAATTAGATGTAGTTGGAGGTATAAAAGCAGACGGTACAATTCGTTTAGATAATAATGCTTCTCCTACCTTATACTTGACATCAACTTCTGCAACTGGTGATGGTAGAATATTCTTTGGTGATCCTGATAGTGATTTAGTTGGAAGATTATCTTATGTTCATAATGGTGATTACTTCACTTTTTATGCTGCATATGGCGAGAGATTTCGTATTGATGGAAGTGGTGATATAACAGCAACAAGCATCTCTGGTGGTGCAGTAGGACCAACTCTCAAACTCTTCCACAATTCAGGAAGTCCAGCAGCAGATGATGTAGTCTCCAGAATAAGTATGTTTGGTGATGATTCTGCAGGTAATGAAACAGAGTACGGTAGGATAGAAACAAAAGTAGATAATGTCACAGATAGTCAAGAAACAGCACATATAAATTTTGCTACAAGAGGATTAGGATCATTTGCTAATGTATTCCGTATAAAGAGGAGAAGCACTGGAAGTGCTCCAAGTTATACTACGGATGATGCTGATGGTATGATTCTTGATGTTTATAATACAGGAAATCCATATCCAAGATATATGAATTTCATTGCCAAATCTGCTGGCAATACTGATAGTAATATTGGATTTTGGACTGAGGCAGTTGGTGGTTCTCCAACAGAAAAACTTCGCATCTCATCAACAGGTGCATTAACATCAACAGGAACAGGAGCAACATTAAACTTAACTAATAGTGGAAGTAGTACTACAGAACAAACTGCAACTTTCCTTGCTTCTAATTCAGGAACACATAACCGAGTATTAATAAAAACTAGCACAAATAATGGTGGTGATCCATACATTAAATTTGATGCTGGTGGACAAGATATGATTGTTGGTACCAGATATGCTGGCACAACAAATAATTTACTTGTAATGGGGCCAGGACTTGATCCAGATGGTGCATCATCTGGAATATTTGTTAAAGGCACTGGTGTAGTTGGTATCGGAACCGATAATCCAGGTCAAAAACTACACGTTGAAGGTGGAAGTATTAGAATAAGAGGAACAGGTTCTAATGAAACTAATGGTCAAGTAGATTTTGGTGATGACTATAGAATATTAAAATATACTGATCAAAACACAATGACTCTACAGAGTCCTGGAAATGTTGTTATTGGTGTTGATAATAACAATAATAGCACTGACGGATTCTTTTCAGTTATAAAAGACAGAACAAATGCAGATGGTGGTGGAACTGATTTATTCAGAGTTAGAGAAAATGGTGCTATAGTAGCCAGCAATTTTTCAGGATCACATTCAAGTGGAACTATCAGAAAAATATTCATTTATGATACTCGAATGGATTCTGATGGTGGTGCATGGAGAAAATCAGAGAGAATCAAAACAACTTCTTGGTATACTGAAACACTAGGAACATCAAAAAGAGGAACCAGAGCAGAATTTCCAGTTGTTGCTGTGTTAGTTCTTGAGAATTATAAACTAACGATTTATGATGGTGATGATCCAGCTATGCCAATGTGGATGGTATTTGACAGAGGGCCTGACAATGCAAGTACTAATTGGTGGGATGGTAATAATAGTAACTATGGAACTGATATTCATATGTTAAATGGATATATGTTTATGACAACTCATGCTGCTGGTAGTTATACTGCGAACTTCATATCTGAAGAAATGAGAACTTATTATTCAAGTAGTTATTCTGGTGTGAGAACAGGTAATACAATTGCTGACAGAAATAATCAATCATTTACTGTTAGATTGGGTCAGGATAATGTTGGTGGTCAAGAAGTAGGTCAGTATGCAGAAAGTGTTGATATGATGGTGATGGATAACTCAAAAGTAGATCCACAAACAGGACTCAAGCAACCTCATGTTCTTGTTGGATGCTCGAATGACGCTAATAATCATATTTGTATCATAGGCGATGATCAACTAGTTCTAGTAAGAAGAACTGCTACTTGGTCAGGAACTGGTGGATGTTATGAGGCTAGATTCGATCACGTTCATGGTGGATATTGGCACTCTACTGGTTATCATCCTCAAACAAGTGGATCTTATCCAAATCACGGTGGAAACATAGGTTACACAGATATAATTACTACGAGTGGAGGAGTTCCAACAATGAATGTCAACGCCAGAAGCATTTATATAGTTGGAGCAGGAAAAGGAAAAGATAATACTCCACCACAATTGACTGGTGTGTACCAACATGAAGGAAGTTATTGGACAAGTGGATCAGTATGTAACTTCTGGTTGCCAAATCCTCAAAGTTCAAATCCAGGAAAAATGACCATTGCACGTAATGGAAAATACATTGCAAACGAGCATGGACTACTTGTTATGAGTCATCATCTTGAGGAGTTTGGAGAAGGATGGAACACTTCTCATACAAAAGCAGAAAGAACAGGACAAGCAAGAAAATCATTACATGCTTACATTTACAAAGACTCTGCTACTGGTTATCTGTTTGGTAATGATAAAGGATGTTATGGACATTCAACAAGCACAACCAGTTTACAAGGTTGGACTTCCAGTTCACCTAATACAAACCAATTAGTTACAGACCCAACATTTGAAGATGGAGCAAACTGGACACACATTCAACCAAGTGCTGGTGTTACACACGACACAAATACAAACACTGTTACATGTACTAGTTCTGGTAATAGTAATATCTACTCTGCAAGACAAGTAACTGGATTAACAGCAGGACAGAAATATTTGCTCAGACTTGATTATAAGAGACCATCTGGAACTGCCTCTACTGGAATTATTATTCATGATGGTGTTTATAATTCTACTGGATCCTCATATGCTGGAAGTAATACTCTTCCTACTAGAAATAACGTATATAGATCAATAAGTATGGAATTTGAACCAAATAATACATCTATATGGTTAAATGTATATGCACAAGGAACTATTGTAATTGATAATTTCTTTATAATGAGCACAAATGGTTATGAAAGAAGTTTAGCATATCCAGCAAGAGGTGCACAGGTATATGGAACTATAACTAGAACTGCTGTTGCGTCTGGTGCAGAATTAACAATGCTAGGAAATACTGACAACAGTGCAAACTACCTAATGGAAAAAAATATAGATATTGACTTCTCTCAAGATTGGTATTTAATGTGTTGGTGCCCTAAAGGAAATGGTAAAGTTTCAATTGAAGAGTTTAACAGTGATTCAACCTATAATAATACAGTTGCATATATTAATATGGCTAATGGAAATGAAAGTTCAATTCGATATGCTGGTTCTCCTATGACTGGTCATACCAGTCAATATTATAAATTCCATTGTGTAACTCACGAGGGAGCAACTAATACCACAAGATATTATGTTGGGCCAGGACATTTACTTCAATCAGGAACTCAGGCAGACTGGAGCAGTTCTAAAGAAGCAGACTTACATATTGGTAGAAATAGTTATAATGGCACTTATTCTCATACAGCAGGTGGTTCAAACTCTGGTGTTTCTCTTGTGCGGTATGGTCAAGGATTACCACAGAAAGAACATTTAGAAAAAATATATTATGATGAATTGAAACTTATGCAACCAAATGCTAAATGCACTCTTTATGGTACAAGTAATAATATTAGATCAATTGCATGGGATAAATGTACTGATATTACTCACGTTGGAACATCATCAGGTCGTAGTGATTTCCTTGGATTGGAAAGAATAAATAATACTACAACTGCTGTAGGTGAGGGTATGGATGCTAAAAATGGATTAATTGTGGAGGCAAATTAATGGCAGTTGGATACTCAAGACCTGAATATAACTTCAGGGAAGGAATAAATCGAAATTTTGCGGATACAATACCACCTGAAAGAATGCCTTTAGGAAGTATTATTCAGGTGCGTCATCATGCTCATTTAACTAGTGGACAGTTTGTGAGTCTATCAAGTAGTTTTGCCGATGTGACTGGAATGTTTGTTAAAATAACTCCTAAACTTCAAAGTAGTCGAATACTAATTCACGTTATGATCAATTCAATTTATGGTGCTTTGGGTAGTGTTTCTAGTTCTTCTAACTATCATCATTTCAGAGTAGTTAAAGTAGTCAATAATCGAACTGATAATTGTAATGCAATGAGTGGTAAAATAGACGCAGAAATACAAAGAGGTCAAGCAGTGGGCGAGCACTCTCGTTGTTTTTATCAAGTATTTGATTTTCCAAAAAGCACTATGGAACTTACATATAAATTACAAGCATATGAACAAGGTAGCATGGATTTATTATTTAATGATACTGGATGTACATCTAGTATGACTGCATATGAGATTAGATCTACAGGAGATGAGAGAGAATGAGGTATCATCCAGGCACCATAGTTAGATCACTTGGAGTTAGTGATTTTAGAATTGATGGAGTTCCTACAAATGAAGAAGAGTTTCTTTCAATGTTTCATAAGAAAATGCCTGATGGAACATATTCAAACAATCCATTTACGTTTGGAGTAACTTGGGATCAAGTAAAAACAAAACTTGATGAACTGAATAGTCAAGAAAAATTTAGACTTTTAAGAGAAGAGAGAAATCGAAGACTTGCTGAATGTGATTGGATAGTCACAAAAAATGCAGAGTATGGTTACAATATACCAAAAGAGTGGAGAGCATATCGTCAGGCACTCCGTGATCTTCCAAGCATTACATATGCACCAGAACTCGATGAAGCAGGTAATTTAAAAATGGATTCAGTGGCATGGCCCACTCCACCTGAGTAGGGTTGTCAACCCAATTGTAATATG